TGGCTGCTATCACTTTAAAACAAAATCATAGAGACCCGATTGTACAAGATTTAATAAATATTTATGAAGAGGCAGCAGAACGAGGTCTTAATTTAGGAACCTCAGGAACTAACGGAACTTCAAAAAGGTAATATTTATAAATAATAATATAAGGGCTTCAAATTGGAGCCCTCTTTTTTCATATTTATAATAAAATAACCCTATGTCTTCTACTGTAGTACCTATATGGCCCGGTTCATCTTCATTTGTTTCAGGATCATACACCCCTTTTGGTTTTTATGATAGTGATACTGACTTTCAAACAGACGCTGATAAAGTAGCTAAATTTTGTGCTATTCGTTTAGGATATCCTATTGAGAATGTTGAATTACAAGCTACAAATTTTTATACAGCTTTTGAAGAAGCAACCACTGTTTATGGAAATGAACTTTATGCTTATCAATTAAGAGATAATTACTTGTCCTTAGAAGGAATTAAAACAGGATCAATTGATCCTAACTCAAATATTACAACTCCTTCAATGGCTAATATTGTTAAACAATCTGAACAGTTTGGTGAAGAAGCTGGAGTAGGAGGAAATGTAACTTGGTATTGGGGTAGATTAACTTTAGAACGAGGAGTACAAAAATATGATTTAGCTGATTGGGCTATTTCTCAAAGCATTACCGGTGGTATAGAAATTAAAAATGTATTTTATGAACCACCACCAGCAATAAATCAATTCTATTCACCTTATTTAGGTACAGGTCCAGGTGGTTTAGGTGGAGTACCAGCAGCAGGTTTATATGGGTTTGGATATGGGTATGCTAATTATTTAATGATGCCTACAAGTTATACAATGCAAAATCTCCAAGCCATTGAAATGCAAAACCAAGTAATGTTAAATAATTATTCATTTAATGTTATTAATAATATAATAACTGTTTTTCCTATCCCTGGAACTGGATTAGCAGGAGGTGATTTTGATGGTGGTGAGGATTTATATTATGGAGAATATTTAGTATTCCAATTTATAAAAGTAGAAGATAGATTAAATTCTGCTATTCAAAATGGTACAGGTAAAATAACTAATGCTTCAAATGTTCCATATGGTAATCCTAATTATAACCAAATCAATTCAGTAGGTAGAAGTTGGATTTTTGAATATACTTTAGCACTAGCTAAAGAAATGTTAGGTTATACACGTAACAAATATTCCCAAATCCCGATCCCAGGAGCTGAAGTGACATTAAATGGTGATACTTTAGTTTCAGCAGCTACAACAGAAAAAGAAACCTTAATAACAAGATTAAGAGAATACTTTAATGAAACTTCACGTCAATCTTTACTTGAAAGAAGACAAGCAGAATCAGTAGCTCGTAAAAGTGAATTAAATGAAGTTCCAATGACAATTTTTATAGGATAATATGGCATTATTTGGACAAATGAGGGATATTTCTATGTTTCGATTCGTGAATCGCGAATTGATGCAAAAAATTATTTCTCAACAAGTAGTATTTTATAAATGTAATGTTAGTGAAACAGTAACTAATATGTATGGCGAAGCATCTCAAGGTAGAGTATTTCAACAACCTTTACTTTTATTTGCTTTAATTGATAGAACAGCACAATCTTCTCCTGTTCAAGATGAATTAATAGGATTCAATTGGCCTATAACTTTTAGATTTTTAAGAGATGATTTAGTTGATGCTAATTTAGTTCCTGAAGTAGGTGATTTTGTAATGTGGAGTAATGGTTATTGGGAAATTGATAATACAGAAATCAATCAATTATTTGTAGGTAAAGATCCAAATTATCCATATTTAGATGATAATAATAATAACCCATATGAAACTGATTTGGGTGATTTTGGTTATAATGTTTCAGTAATATGTTCTGCTCATTACGTACCAGCAGACAGAGTAGGTATAATTAATCAAAGACTATAATGCCAATAAACGGAAGAAAACCCATACCAGCTACTCAAAAAGAGTTAAGTATAGCTCAACATACTCCTTCTTTTCCCCAAGAAGGAAATCCTAACTTATCGTTAGATACGAAAAATAGAGCGTTACAAACCTCATTTAAGGGTGATAATACAAAGCCTTTTAGTATTGGCATACAAGACATTGATGAGGCTATTTTTTATTATATAAGAAATGTAATTAAGCCTTTTACAATTCAAAATGGCCAAAGAGTAGAAGTTCCTTTATTGTATGGTGACCCTGAAAAATGGAAAACTTACCAAAAAGATGGTTATTTAAGAGACTTAAAAGGTGCTTTAATGGCTCCTTTAATTATATTTAAAAGAACAGGTATTGATAAAAATAGAAGCATAGCTAATAAATTAGATGCTAACCATCCTTATAATTATGGTGTTTTCACTAAAAAATATAATAATAGAGAAATATATGATAATTTTAAAGTTTTAAATAACAGAGCTCCTTCTAAAACTTATTATGCTGTTGTAATGCCCGATTATTTAACAGTAACTTATTCTTTTGTAGTATTTACTTATTACGTAGAACAACAAAATAAAATTATTGAAGCCATTGAATACGCTTCAGACTCTTATTGGGGTGACCCAGAACGCTTTAAATTTAAAGCTATGATAGATTCTTTTGGTTTCCAAACAGAATTAGCAGAAAGTAGTGAACGAGTTGTTAGAAGCACATTTGATTTAAAACTAAACGGATATATAATACCAGATACTATTCAAAAAGATATGAACGCAACTAAAAAATACTCCGAAGGAGCAAAAGTAATATTCTCAATTGAAGCTACAAATAATCAAGATATTTTTAGTGGAGATGTAGAAGGAGGAAGAATTGTAACAGAAGATCCAAACGCTAAAAGAGCTTCAAACAGATCAACCTCAGTTGGATAAGGCCAATATTTATAATGAGTAATGGCTAAAGTTAGATTCCTTGATCAGGTACCAGTAGGTGTATTCCAATCCGACACAGCAGGTGGAGGTTCAGGTACCTTAGACATATACTATACTGGTTCATTAGTTAAATCTAGTGCTCCTTTTATTAATTTTACAGGTTCTGTAGAAGCTTATACTGACATTATTTCTTCAACAGAAGGAGTAACAGTTTTTATATCAGGCTCAGGAGTTGGCTTTCCTTTTTCAGGTTCAGCTGTAATTACTGGTTCATTAGTAGTTTCAGGTTCAGCTCAACCTATTATACTTCAAACATTACCTTATGATGCTTCCCCTGCGTTTGCTGTCACTTATGATACAGGTTCAGGAGTAGTAAGTTATTCTGAATTTCCTTCAGATGGTACATCAGGTACCTCAGGTACTAGTGGTTCATCAGGAACATCTGGTTCAAGCGGTTCTTCAGGTACTTCAGGTAGTTCAGGTTCTTCAGGTACAAGTGGTTCATCAGGTAGTTCAGGTACCTCAGGTTCATCAGGTAGTTCTGGTACTTCAGGTTCAAGTGGAACCTCGGGGAGTTCAGGAACATCAGGTTCAAGTGGTTCATCAGGAACTTCTGGCTCATCAGGTACAAGTGGTTCATCAGGTTCTTCAGGAACATCAGGTTCTTCAGGAACATCAGGTACAAGTGGTTCATCAGGTTCTTCAGGAACTAGCGGAACTTCAGGTTCATCAGGTTCTTCAGGAACTAGCGGAACTTCAGGTTCATCAGGTTCTTCAGGAACATCAGGTACAAGTGGTTCATCAGGTTCTTCAGGAACATCAGGTACAAGTGGTTCATCAGGTTCTTCAGGAACTAGTGGAACTTCAGGTTCATCAGGTTCTTCAGGTACTTCAGGTTCATCTGGAACATCAGGTTCATCAGGTAGCTCAGGAACATCAGGATCAAGCGGCTCATCAGGTACATCAGGTAGTTCAGGAACATCAGGTTCATCAGGAACTTCAGGTATAGACGGAACAAGTGGTTCATCAGGAACAAGTGGTTCTTCAGGTAGTAGTGGTACTTCAGGTTCAAGCGGTAGTTCAGGAACAAGTGGCTCATCAGGCTCATCAGGCAGCTCAGGTACTTCAGGCTCATCAGGCAGTTCAGGTACTTCAGGCTCATCCGGAACAAGTGGTTCTTCAGGTACTTCAGGTATAGATGGTACTTCAGGTAGTTCAGGCTCTTCAGGTACTAGTGGCTCATCAGGCTCATCAGGTACTAGTGGTTCCTCAGGTACTTCAGGCTCATCTGGAACAAGTGGTTCATCTGGCTCATCAGGAACAAGTGGTTCATCTGGCACTTCAGGCTCATCTGGTACTTCAGGAGATAGTGGAACTAGTGGTTCTTCAGGCTCATCCGGAACTTCAGGCTCAAGTGGCTCATCAGGCACATCAGGTTCTTCTGGAACAAGTGGTTCTTCTGGTTCAAGCGGAACTAGTGGTTCTAGTGGAACTTCAGGTACTTCAGGCTCATCTGGTACTTCAGGAGATAGTGGTACTAGCGGTTCTTCAGGTTCATCTGGAACTTCAGGCTCAAGTGGTACCTCAGGTAGTTCAGGCTCATCTGGTACTTCAGGAGATAGTGGTACTAGCGGTTCTTCAGGTTCATCTGGTACTTCAGGTTCTTCAGGTACTTCAGGTGATTCTGGAACTTCAGGCTCTTCAGGTTCAAGTGGCACCTCCGGAAGCTCAGGTTCATCCGGTACCTCAGGTTCTAGTGGTACAAGTGGTTCATCAGGAACTAGCGGTACATCAGGTTCTTCTGGTACATCAGGTGATTCAGGTACCTCAGGCTCCTCTGGTTCAAGTGGAACTAGTGGCTCATCAGGTACATCAGGTACAAGCGGTTCATCAGGAACTTCAGGCTCATCTGGATCTTCTGGTACTTCTGGTTCATCCGGTACCTCAGGTACTTCAGGTTCAAGCGGTACAAGCGGTTCATCCGGTACTTCAGGAGATTCAGGAACTAGTGGTAGTTCAGGTTCTTCAGGCACATCAGGTTCATCTGGAACTTCAGGTTCTAGCGGAACTTCAGGCATAAGTGGAGTTGATGGTACTTCAGGTACTAGTGGCTCAAGTGGCTCATCAGGCTCATCAGGTTCTTCTGGCACATCAGGTGATTCAGGTACAAGTGGCTCTTCAGGTAGTTCAGGTACATCAGGTTCATCAGGTTCAAGTGGAACATCTGGTTCTTCAGGAACAGCAGGTTCATCAGGAAGCAGCGGAACATCAGGTTCTTCTGGCACTTCAGGTTCATCAGGCACAAGCGGCTCATCAGGTACAAGTGGCTCAAGTGGTACTTCTGGTACTTCAGGCTCATCAGGTACTTCAGGTATATCAGGTGTAGATGGTACAAGTGGTACTAGTGGTACTTCAGGTAGCTCAGGTACTAGTGGTAATTCAGGAACATCAGGTAGCTCAGGCTCATCTGGTACTTCAGGTTCATCTGGCACTTCAGGCTCTAGTGGTACAAGTGGCTCAAGCGGTAGTTCAGGTACATCAGGTTCATCAGGTTCAAGTGGAACCTCAGGCTCATCAGGTACTTCAGGTAGCTCAGGTTCTTCAGGAACTTCAGGCTCATCAGGAACTTCAGGTTCAAGCGGTACTTCTGGCTCAAGCGGCACCTCAGGTATAAGTGGTGTTGATGGTACATCAGGTACCTCAGGCACAAGTGGTTCATCAGGTACTAGTGGCGATTCAGGAACTTCA